CGGCGTCTCCAGGGGCCTGTTCAGCAGCAGGCGCTCCACGCAGTTGTGCATGTGTGTGCCCACCGTGGCCGCTTCGTTCTTGATGCGCTCCGCTTCCTCCTGGCCAACCCTGTTGGCCCACTCGTCCAGATGCGCCTTGTCCTTGGTGCTGGACAGGATGGTGGTGACGCTTGGCACGGGGTCGTTGCCGTCCAATGTATATACGCGGCCCGTGGGCAGGTCCAGGCGCTTGAGCGTGGGGTAGACGAACTTGTTTCTGATGGGCACGAGCTGCATTATTTGATCCATTCCTTGAGCTCTTCTCCGAGCACTGCGTTGGCGATGTTGATCTTGTTGCGCAGGGCCTTGACGATGTGCTCGTCCACGGTCCCTGGGCTGATGAAGTCGACGTAGGTCACCTTGTTGGTCTGGCCGATGCGGTGAGCGCGGTCCTCGGACTGCAAGCGTACCTCCAGGTCAAAGTTGTTGCTGTAGTAGATCACGGTGCGCGCTGCTGTGAGCGTGAGACCGTAGCCACCGGTGCGGGGATTGCCGACGAAGAACCGGAGGTCATGCTGAGGGTCTTGGAAGTTGGTCACGATCTCTTGGCGCGTCTCTGCTTCCGTGTCGCCGAAGTATGTGGCCACCGACGTCATGCCGTGCTTCTCTTGCAGGGCCAGCTTGATGTTCTCGATGTCGCGGCGGTAGTTGGCCCAGATGATCACCTTGCCGTCCACCTCTTCTATCTGCGCCAGCAGTTCGTTGACGCGGTTGCTGGGGATGTCCTCTTGCCTGCCATCGTCGAGCTTGACGTGGCCACAGCAAATCTGCTGCAGCCGCATGATCTGCGTGAGCGCGTTGTTGGTGGTCATCATCGAGCCATCATCCATCATGGACAGGGCCATGAGCTTCATCTGCTCGTAGTACTTCTTCTGCTCTGGCGTGAGCTCAATCTCGCGGCGCACGAACACCTTGTCAGGCAGGTCCAAGCACTCGTCCTTGGTCACGCGGAAGGCAAAGCCGTTGAGCTTCTTCTGCAACTCATCCAAGTGCCGGTAGCCGACGATCTGCTTGAATGTGTGGGTCGGCAGTTTGCGTTCGATGAGGACCGCGTACCGCGCTTGGAAGGCATAGAAGCTGTGGTAGTTCAGGCAGCCGTTGCCCAGGAATTCGCACTGGCTGTACAGGTCCAGAGGGCTCTTGGTGACGGGGGAGCCCGTGGCGATGCGCCGGTACTTCGCTTCCTTGCCTACCTTGATGATGCTCTTGGTGCGCTTGGCCCCTGGCGTCTTGATCGTGGTGCTCTCATCGATGGCCATGAAGGCGTTGGTCACACGCAAAAACGTGCGGGCAAACAGCATGCCCTTGTCTGTGCTGAAGGCCTCGATGTTCATCACCAACACCCGCAGGCTGTCCACGCTGGCCAGCATCTTTTCCATCTCCAGCTTCTCTGCCTTGCGCGGGGACGGCGACCAACAGGCCATGGCCAGAGGGATATGCTCTGGCATGTGTTTGGGAATTTCGGATGTGTACCAATTGCGATAAACACCCTTGGGTGCTACGATAAGCATCGCGTTGATCCTGCCCTTGTCATAGAGCATCGCAGCATTATTGATGAGCATGAAGCTCTTGCCAGTGCCCATCTCTGCGAGTACCGCGACTTCCGGTTCCTCCCAAAAACGCTGCAAAAAAGCAGCTTGGTGGGTGAACGGTTGGTTCTTGAAGGGGTAGTTGTTCAAAAAATAGTCCATTGCTTTCTGTCTTTCTAAAAAAGGTTGTTGACAACCTGGAAAGTAGTGTACACTAAACGCACGTTTAAAGAAAGGATAGCGTAAACATGTCAATAGTCTATGTCGTGCAAGAGATGCCAAATCACAATTTGACACCTGCTATGCGGTTTGGCGAGATGAAAATCTTGCTGCCTACATACAACCAAATTGCGTTCAGCACTGCACCCACAATCCGCACATTGCGCAATAAGCTGCGCAATTACACTGACGAGGACTTTCTGCTCTTGGCAGGAGACCCCGTAGCAATAGGCTTGGCCTGCTCTGTTGCTGCATTTTTCAACAATGGCCGCTATACAGCGCTGAAGTGGGATCGCCGCGAGCACCTGTATCTTCCCGTCAAGATTGACGTCACCCAGAAAGGAGAAATCGATGAGTAATTTAAATACCATGTTTGAAGAGGACGCAGGTGCTCTCACCGTAAAGGATGAGGACCTGACCTCTGTTGCAGCTTTGGCCAGACGCGCCAAGATGCTGGAAAAAGAGATCGAAGAGTTTGACTCTGTTCTCAAAGAGCGCAAGGAACAATTGCGCAAGTTGGAAGAAGAATCCATTCCCAACATGCTCAATGAGCTGGGCATGAAAGACTTCACCATGGCAGACGGCAGCAAGATTACTGTCAAGCCCTTTTACTCTGCATCCATCAAGGAAGAGAACCGGGCCCAGGCGTATGAATGGCTGCGTGAGCACGGTTACGACGACATCATCAAGAACACGGTCTCCGTGCGGTTTGGTCGAGGAGAAGACCAACTGTGCGAGAGCCTACTGAATCAACTGCGTGAGCAAAGCTACCCTGTGGAGCAAGCGCAGAAGATCGAACCCCAGACTCTCAAGGCCTGGGTTCGTGAGCAAACGGAGCGCGGTACCGCGTTTCCATCAGAACTTTTTGGCGTATACATCGGCCAAAAAGCGACCATTAAATCAGCCTAAAGGAAATCAATCATGAGCAAGAATCAAGTAGCAGTTCAAGAGAACAAAGAGTATGCAGTTGCCCTGGGTAACGACTTTGAAGATGATGCCAACAGTGGCTTCGACGGCATGGGCCAGGAAGACTTTGCGCTTCCGTTCCTTCGCCTGTTGACCAACACCAGCCCAGAAGTGGGTGTGATGGATGGGGCCATGCCCGGCATGATCATGAACACCGTCACCGGTGAGCTGTACAACGGCAAGGATGGCATCAGCGTCATCCCAGTGGCCTATGTGCGCCAATACATCGAATGGGCACCACGCGGCTCCGGCAGCGGCGCTCCCATCTCTGTGTATCCAGCCACGTCTGACATCTTGAGCCGCACGCACCGCGAACCGGGCGACAACAAAGACTACCTGGACAACGGCAACTACATCGAGAACACGGCCAACCACTACGTGATGGTCATCAACGATGCAGGCATCCCTGAGCCAGCGCTCATCACTATGAAGTCCACCCAGCTCAAGAAGAGCCGCAAGTGGAACAGCATGTTGATGTCGACAAAGTTGATGGGCAAGAACGGTCCGTTCACGCCTCCCATGTACAGCCACGTATATCGCCTGACAACACAAGCCGAGTCGAACGACAAGGGCAAGTGGTTTGGTTGGGAGATCGAGAAGGTCGGTGCTGTGGAAGACAAGAATGTCTACGCTGCTGCAAAGGCATTTGCATCACAGGTCAGTGCCGGTGATGTGAAGGTCAAGCACGAGCACGCTGAAGGCGCTGCTGATACAGGCGCTGCACCATTCTGAGTTTAGGGGCCGCTGCTCGCGGCGGCCCCGCCTTCCATAGAGAGTCGTATGACAGATATAACCAGATTCAAAGCCATCTTCAGCGGGCTCGACATCGCTTATGGCACGTACAGAATTAAATCGGAGCGAGGCGATGGAAAGCAGGCAGGACAAGCCACGGTGGTTCGTAAGCCACCTACTGACGATTTATGGGTCCAGCATTTTGAGGGGGTTGATCCGTCCCTTGGGATTATTCCGATTCGTGCTGACAACACTTGCATCTGGGGCTGCATCGACATTGATCAGTATCCGCTCGACCATAAAGGCCTGGTTGAGAAAATCCAACAATTGAAGCTGCCGCTCGTTGTGTGCCGCAGCAAATCAGGAGGTGCACATGTATTCCTATTTACAAAAACGCCTGCGCCTGCTCGTGACTACCAGACGTATCTCAAGAACGCTGCTGCTCTCCTTGGCGAGGCAGGCCGGGAGATATTCCCAAAGCAGGCAGAGATTCTCGTGGACCGAGGAGACACCGGCAACTTCCTCAACCTGCCGTACTTCGGTGGAGACTCAGGTACGCGGTATGCATTCAATGCCGACGGTTCTGCGGCGACCCTTGAGGAGTTCTATGCGCTCCACGCAGCCAACGTCCAGGACACGCCACTCAATTTCCCTGAGCCGCCTAAACAAGCGGAGAGCCCCATCAAAGACGGCCCGCCTTGCTTACAGGCTCTTTGTGCGCAAGGGTTTCCGGAGGGCACCCGCAATAATGGGCTATTCAACATTGGGGTCTATCTTAAGCGGGCTTTTCCAAGCGGATGGGAAGACAAGATGGTTGAGTACAACCTCAAGTATGTCGCGCCGCCTTTGCCAAATAACGAAGTCCAGATCATCATCAAGCAAGCTGGCAAGAAGGACTACCAGTACAAGTGCAAGGACTCCCCTCTCAACAGCTTTTGTAACTCGGGGCTCTGTCGTTCGCGCAAGTTCGGCATTGGAGCCCATGCTCCTGATGCGGCTCAGATAGCCAGCTTGTCCAAGTACGCCAGCGACCCACCACTGTGGTTCCTGGACGTCAACGGCAAGCGTGTAGAGCTCGAGACAGAGATGCTCTACAACCAAGCTGCCTTCCAGAAGGCGTGCCTTGAGAAAATCAACACCGTGCCGCCTACGCTGCGCAAGGTTGACTGGGAAAACCTGCTCAACGCTTTGCTCAAAGAGATGGTGGAGACCGAGCAGATCACCGTGGCCTCCGAGGACACCAGCGTCATCGGTCGGTTCATGGACCTGCTTGAAGAGTTCACGACCCACATGCAACAGGCCTTGGCCCGCGAAGAGATGCTCATGGGCCGCCCATGGACAGACGAGGACGAGGGCAAGACCTACTTCCGCATGAAGGACATGGACGCGCACCTGCTGCGCAACAACTTCAAAGCCCTGACCGCACCCAAGATGGCTCAGCGCCTGCGCGACATCGGTGGTGAGCCCATCAGCCTGTTTCTCAAGGGCCGCGCTGTGCGCTGCTGGCGCATCCCGCGCTTCGGCAAACAAGAAGCTCCGTTCGATACACAAACCCAACGCACCGAAGGGAGTCCATTTTGAACAAAGAAGACACTATCCGTATAGCGAGGCAGGCGGGAGTAAGGGACGATGAGCATCGGTTCGAGTTCAGCGAGTACAAGTACCTTGAGCGCTTTGCCGCTCTTGTGATTGCCAACCACCCGCCGCAGTCCTTTATGTCTTGGCAAGAGGGATATGCCGCAGGGGTGGAAGCAGGACAACGCATGGCCTTCTCAAAGGCAGAGTACACAATTGGCATTGATACTGCCGAGGGCGCGCATGCCGTAGTGGTGTTTCGAAACACCCCTGGCCAGATAACCACGTTGGTAGCCCACGCACATTTACCGGAGAGGCAGACATGAAAAAGTGGGACGATTTAGACGAGGCCATCATTGGCCCAGCCATGGTCTGGAACAAGAAGGGCCAGACCGAAGTGCTGGTCTACAACGCTGAGGTGATCCGCAACATCTTGATGTCGCGTGATGGCATGACGTTTGAGGATGCACGCGAGTTCATCGAGTTCAACATCGAGGGCGCGTACATCGGAATAGACACACCGATCCTTGTCTGGCCCAACGACATGTATAGAGTGACGGACCATGACACCGAACATTGAAAAGGTGTACACTGCAGGCTGTTGGCCTAGCTCGACGGAGCGAAAAGCAGTTTCCCTTTCTGCCTGGCCTACTTCCTTAAAGGGCGAGTCTGAAGGGACACTCAAATGCTGGAAAAACTCTGCGAGTGCGGATGCGGGGAGCCTACCCCTATTGCAACTCGAACACGAAGCAAGCGAGGCCAGGTTAAAGGCCAACCGCTGCGGTTTATCAATGGCCACAACTCCCGCCTCCTCTCCCCTGAAGAGCAGGTTCGGCGGGCATCGTTCCGGGACCCCGATGCACTTCGCTATTCGGGGAGCACTGAGAACTACGTCAAGTACAAAGGCAGGCATATGCACCGCGTTGAGGCGGAAAAGATGCTTGGCAGGCCTTTGGAACCAGGGGAGATCGTCCACCACAAGGACGGCAATAAGTGGAATAACGATCACTCCAATTTGGAAGTGATGACGCAGTCCCAACACCTAACCCTACACAATCACATTCGCTGGCATGGCAAATTACCAACACCAACATGAGGAGTTCGGGCCGAAGATTGAAAAAGTCTTCGGCCCTCCGTAGCTAGGCTCCGGAAAAACAACCTACTTGCTCAACGTCGTGGACCGGGAACTGGAGTCCGGGGTTTCCTCTGGAAGGATTGGCTACTTTTCTTTCACCAGAAAGGCTGCCAACGAAGCGCGCGACCGTGCGCTGATCAAGTTCCCGCATCTGCACGCCAAGACCGACTTCCCGTTCTTCCGCACACTGCACAGCCTCGCCTACCATGTCCTGGCCGTCAAGCCTAATCTGGTCATGCAGGCAGAGCACTACCGCGAGTTCGCAGCGCAAGCTGGCATCGAAATCAAGATCAACGCGGACGACGACACAGACCTGTCCAAGCCCGACAATCCCATCCTCAACGAGATCAACCTCGCCCGCATCCGCGGCGTGGACCTGCGCCAGCACTACAACGATTCAGGGCTGGACATCGAGTGGTTCCACTTTGAGTTTGTCGAGCGCACCTACCGCCACTTCAAGCGCAGCAAGGACCTGCTGGACTTCACCGACCTCTTGGAGATGGTGGTCACCCAACACGAGCAATTACCCTCACTGGAGGTTCTAATCGTGGACGAAGCGCAGGATTTATCTCGATTGCAGTGGCAACTGGTCGAAGCATTGGCCTCCAAAGCCAAGCGTGTGTACCTTGCAGGCGACGACGATCAGGCGGTGTTCACATGGGCAGGCGCAGACGTCAAGAGCTTCCTGTCTTTCCAAGGCACGATCAAGGTGCTGCAGCAGTCGTACCGCGTTCCGAGCACCGTGCACCACTTGGCCAACACGATCGTCACCCGCATCCGTGAGCGCCAAGAAAAGGTGTGGAGGCCACGCGACTTCGAGGGCCGGGTCCTGACCTACCGCCGCTTTGAAGACGTGCCCGTGGATGACGGCCAGTGGCTCATCATGGCCAGCACCAACTACCTGCTCAACCCAGTGGGCGAGTGGCTCAAAGCCAAGGGCATCCTGTTTGACCGCAGCGGTGTTCCTAGCGTGGGACCAACCATCCTGAAAGCCGTGGTCAGTTGGGAGCGCCTGCGCAAGGGCCACCCAGTGATCGGCGAGGACATCTCCAACGTCTACCGGTATCTCGATTCAGAGATCGTGGCCCGAGGCTCGCGGACCTTCAAGGGCGATCGCAATGAGCTGCACACCATCGACCAGTTGCAAGCCAACTTTGGCCTGCTGGCCACGCCCATCTGGCACGAGGCCCTGGGCAAGATCGCCAACGACAAGCGCGAGTATCTGATCTCTGTGCTGCGCCGCGGCGGCAAACTCACGGATGGCAACCGGGTCAAGTTATCCACAATCCACGGAGCCAAGGGCGGGGAGGCGGACAACGTCTTGTTGCTCATGGACATCTCCACAAAGTTCGCCAAAGAATTCCAGAAGAACGGGGACAACGTGAACCGCCTGTTCTATGTGGGCATTACCCGCGCGAAGAAATCATTGCACTTAGTGCTTCCCAAGTTTCAAGATAAAGGCTTCATGCTATGAGAACCATGCCACTTTTCCCGACCCCCACAGAGTGGGTCGCCCCAGAAACCTTCCCCAATTTATCCACAGCCAAGGAGATAGCAATTGACCTCGAAACTTGTGACCCAAACCTTGAATCCTTTGGACCTGGATGGCCGCGTGGTGATGGTTTCATCGTCGGGTATGCTGTGGCAGTCGACGGGTGGTCAGGCTATTACCCTGTCGCACATGCCGGAGGCGGAAACCTGGATAAGCGCCGAGTGGAACGATGGATTGCCGATATCCTATCTACCAACGCTGACAAAGTTTGCCATAACGCCGCTTACGACATTGGCTGGCTTATGGCCTCTGGGTTTACCGTCAATGGCCGGATCATGGACACCATGCTCGCCGCCCCATTGCTTGACGAAAATCGCTTCAGCTTTAGTCTCAATGCGCTAGGCTTCGATTACCTCCAAGAGATTAAGAGCGAGCAGGGCCTCAAGCAGGCCGCAGCCGATTTCGGTGTCCATCCTAAAAAGGAGCTCTGGAAGCTCCCGGCGATGTACGTTGGTGAGTATGCGGAGCAGGACGCGGCGCTGACCCTCAAGCTCTGGCAGCACTTCAAGATCAAGATGCGCCAGGATGAAGTCGAATCCATCTTCGGTGTCGAGACCGATGTGTTCCCTGTGCTGCTGGAGATGACCCGCAAGGGCATCCGCTTTGACAGAGAGAAGTGCGGCCTGATGATTGACCGCATGAAGGTGCGTGAGCAGCAGTTGCTCAAAGAGATGAAGGAGCAAGCCGGTGTCAAGATTGACATCTGGGCTGCGCAGTCCATTGCCCACGCCTTCGACCGTCTGGGCATTCAGTACAGCAAGACCGAGAACGGCCTGCCGAGCTTCACCAAGCAGTTCCTGGACAACCACGAACACCCGCTGGCCAAGATGATCATCGAGGCGCGCGAGACCAACAAGACGCACAGCACGTTTCTGCAGCCGTACATGGACTTCAGTGCCAAGACAGGACGCATCCACCCCCACGTCAACCAGATGCGCTCGGATGACGGCGGCACGGTCACAGGACGTCTGTCCATGGCCAACCCCAACTTGCAGCAGGTCCCCGCTCGGCACGAGATCATTGGCCCGATGGTGCGTGGTTTGTTCTTGCCAGAGCAGGGGCACATGTGGGCATCAAATGACTTCTCGTCCCAAGAACCGCGGCTCTTGGTGCACTACGCAAGCCTCCTGGGCCTGCCCGGGGCCGACACCATGGTCGACGCCTACAACAACGATCCCAACACCGACTTCCACCAGATGGTGGCGGACATGGCCGGGATCAAACGCAAGGCAGCCAAAACGATTGGCCTGGGCCTGATGTACGGCATGGGCAAGAACAAGCTCGCTGCACAGCTGGATTTGGCATTGTCGGAGGCTGATGAGCTGATCACGCGCTTCCACAACAACGTCCCGTTCCTCAAGGGTACGGTCAACGCGGTGATGAAACGGATTGACCACCCGGCTGCTGGCGGCGCGATCCGCACGCTGCTCGGACGCAAGTGCCGGTTCCCACTTTGGGAGCCAATGGAGTGGGGTGTGAACAAAGCGCTGCCGCGTGAACAGGCGGTGATTGAATACGGCTCCAGGATCAAGCGCGCTGGCACCTATAAGGGGCTCAATCGTCTGATCCAGGGGTCTGCCGCAGACCAGACCAAAGCAGCCATGGTGGCCCTGAAAAAGGCGGGCTTCGATCCAATCTTGCAAGTGCACGATGAGCTGGCCCTGTCGGTGCTGTCCAAGGACGATGCGCTGCAGGCTGCTCAGATCATGGCGACATGCGTCAAGATGGAAGTGCCCAACCGATGTGACGTGGAAGTTGGCCCGAGTTGGGGCGAAGCGAAGTGATATACAATCCATCCACCATGAAAGCCATCTTTCTTCCTCGACCGACTATCTCTGGGTGTAATGTCAGCCCGGTAGACGGCCGCCCTTGGAAGGCGGAGGCCGCAGGTTCAAATCCTGCCACCCAGACCAAATAAATAAAAAGGGCCCCGCGGGGCCCTTTTTAACGAAACCAACCTTTGACCTTCTGCCATATCGTGGCCGGAGGTTTTTGGTCTTCGAACAGATCAAGCTGGCGCAGGGTGAAAAGGTACTCCCCCTTAGCTGCGCCAGTTGCTCGTTGTGCGTCCACTTGCAGGTGCGACGCCAAGTACAAGCCCGCGCGGCGGACAACAGAAGACGGTAGGCCCGTCCACTGTGCCAGCTCCGAGGTCTTGCCCTTGTAGTCATGCGCGCGCAAAGCAGCGAGGACCTTGGCCCGCGCTTCTTCCGGTTTGATGCGCGTCGTGTTCATCAGAACACCCCAAACCAGATGCCCGTGCCGTGCACGCAGCCCACAGGGAAGAAGATGGCCCCGACCAACAACAGCAACCACTTCGCTGTTTGGATGGAAACCACCACGTGCGTCATCCACGCAGCGAGGACCCAGATGACTAAAACAAGGCCTGCGGTATCGCTCATAAGTCGACTCCTTGGTAGAGCATTTCAATTCGGGTGATTTGGTGAGACAGCATGGTGTTGAACCCGGCAAGCTGGTTGGCCAGCGAGCAGCCCCCTCCATCTGTTGAGCGCAAGCCCGATGCCAGGTTCTCTGGCGCAGGGATGCAGGCGGACGCTAAACGATTTTCCAGGGTGTCAAGGACTGTTGCAAGAATATGAAGGTTCTTCTCCAGCTGTTGCACCTCGCGGGTCACGCCGCCTTGCTGGCGCTGTTCAACTGACGCCCCAAGGATTGCTTTTGGGTGGAATTTCTCTTGCTGCTGCGCAGGGTTGTAGGCGTAGCCTTCCTCAATCCGGCCCCTGGGGTCGTAGCCCCTTGCCAATTGGTCGTGGTTCATCGTGCATTCCCCCGCAACCTATCTGCAACTAAAGTACTATATCCGGCAACATCGACCCAGTGGTCCACTTTGTCCGGGTTGCCATTGATGATGCGGCCCAGCTTATGGATGATCATGTCGATTGCTTCGCGCTGATCAAAAGCCAACGGCGTGCCGCGGTCCTCGATGTAGTTGTGCACCAAGCGCTTGAGCATTTGCATGATCTCTGCGCCTTCGATGAACTTGCCGTAGTCCTTGGCCCGCGAATCGAGGACCTGGTCCACGTCCGTCTCATCGGGCTCCATGGCTATCTCATCGTCATACTTCAGAACGCCTTGTGCCAGGCCTTCTTTGACGTACTGCTCTAAGGGCACATTCAGGGCTTTTGCAATGGCCACTTGGCCTGCGTGTAGAGTGATCTTGCGGCCAGTAGGTTTTGGTGCTTCTGGCTCCATGGTTATCTCAGGATTGACTATTGGACGAGAGGCCTTTATGGCCTCCTGACCCCTGACCCTTTTACGAAGGGCGTAGGTCTGAGACATTGACATGTTGTACTTGGCTGCTACCTCAAGAACAGGCGCGTCAGGGTGTGTGCGAAAGTGGTCCATCACCTTCAGGGTTCTTTTTGCAAATGGCTTTGCCATGGGGTTCTCCTTAAAAAAGTGCTTCTTCAATGTCCGAAATTGGACTGGGTTCAGTGGCCTTGGGTTGCTTGGGGAACCTCTTTGGGTCCAGCCGCTCAAAGGGCCACCAAGCCTTGAGCTCCTCTTGTGATAGTGGTGTCGTGCCCTCAGGCGCTGACGTTTTCTTCTTTTGCATGCTGCTTTCGTATGATGGGCCGTGCCTGTTTGTTCTTGACAATCGTCTCGACAAAAGCAATAGCTTTTTCCAGTTCGGCTACAGTACAGGCATCGAGCTGTGCGTCATGGATTTCCATGGCCAAGTTGAAAGAGGTGAGCTCGGGTCCGCGCAAAATAAACTTGCCAGTCTCCACGCCCCGGCGTCCCACCGCCAGGAGCGCGTCTTGCGCGGCCCGAATCTCATCCTTCCAGTCGTCCCCAATGCGCATCAAAGCCAGTGCTTCTGTGATGTTGAATGCGCAGATGAGAACGTCAATATCTTCTCGCGTACCGAGGCCCTGGCGCACCTGTTCGAGCGCCGCGTGATTCTTGATCTTGAGCGTGGTGCCAGAGCTCATCTCGCCCACCACCTTCATGCCCGACACCACATAGTTCAAGGTGTCGTAGATCACGCCCCGTGGGCGGTACTTACTTCTTTTTCGCATCTTCCTCTTCCTCTTCCTCTTCGCGGACCACGTCGTCGTAGTTCTTCTTCATGTTTAAGAGGCCAGCGAACAGCTCGTTGACGATCTGCATCAACCGATCCTGCCTCTCGCGCCGCGTCTCGCGCCAAAAAGCAGAGGACATGGAGAACATGCCCATGCGCACCTGAATCTCGAGCAGCGGACCTTCTTCTGCCTCGTCCAGTGCAGGGTCGTACTCCAGGCCTTCGCTGCGGACCATGTACACCACACGGTCGTAGAGGTCAGAGGCTGTCTGGGACAGGTACTCGTTGCGCTCACGGCGGATGTCGTTGAGCTCCATTGGCGGTATCACCACCTCAGCTTGTGCGCCGAGCTCGGTGATGATGACGTAGACGTCGTGTTCAATCCTCTGCATGGCGTGCTCTCCTTTCGGTGATTTCCAATATCTCCCTGCGAACACTGGGCTTGATCTTGACAACAGGTTCAGTGACCGCGCCGTAGATGTCTTCGTAGGTGACTACCGAACCGCGCTTCGCGGCTTCAGCAATAAGTTTCCTGGCCGTCTCGGGCGGGACCATTTGATCGCGCAGCTCGTAGTGGCCAATGTTGCCCTGGGAGCATTCCAGCATGTCAGCAAACTGCTGCTGGGTCAGCCCCATACAGAGGCGGATTCTTTTAATCCCGTTTTCCATTCTCTACTCCTATTTCTCTTGATTTCTTGGCTTTGTTGATGTCAATGAACTTCTTGTTGCTGCTTTTCAGGACAAAGAAGAATTGGCTGTCACGTTTGATTTCGTCAACCACTTCGCCTGTGCTGGTGATCAGCACCCAATGGTTCTCGCCCCACTCTTTCCATTTCATGTGTTCCACTCCAATCCAATTGCCACAGCCGTGATAACCATGATGCAACCATTGATGAAACCAATCCCCTTTGGAACGTGTGGGGCAAGCCAAATGCAAGCCAACAAAATAAGGAATCGTTCGTCAGTCATTTTCTTGCCTTTCCAAGCTCATGCTTGTTCAATGTTGGCTTGACACCGGGGTGCGCGCGGCTGTGAATGCTGAATTGCTTGTAAGCAATCAGGTTCTCTTCCTTGGTCAGGTTCTCGTACACCTGCTTGGCTTTGGGCCTGAAATAGATGTCTTTGACAAAGATGCTGGGCCGCGGATCGTGCGCCCAGTGGAAAGGCGAGTCGGGGTGGCAGTTGCAGGTCTGTTTTCTCATACGATTTCCTCTATGCGTACTCTGACGCGCACTACTTCGGTTGATGGGCTTCTGTTCATCGGGTTCCTGTTCTTCCAGTCTGCAATCTTCTCGGCCTCTTCCATTGCATGGCGGCGCGTTGGATAAACAAAAGGAATGTCGTAGCTGTCTTTGTAGAAGCTGCGGCCCCTGAGCTTGATCGCCCAGACTTTCATGTCTTTTTCATGCTTGCCTCGCTTTCAACATGGCATCGGCCATTTCATATGCAGATGCAGACAGATCAGCATCGGGTGGCGTGAAGTAAATGCCTTTGTTTGCTTGGAGGATCGCCTGCATTGCCTTGGCTGCAAAGTAGTCGCGCAGGGTCATGCCTTCTTGCGCCACCTCGCCCATACTGCCGTGGCTTGGGAAGGCTGGCCCACCTGTGTTTGTTTCGTTCATTTTCTTTCCTCCATACCGTAAAACCAATCGTCGCCCGCGGCCCATTTGCGCGAACCATCGACAGTGTAAAAATCCTTCGCCGCCTGGAAATCAGGAAACTTCACCTCCGCAGGGATGAGGGACTGGTCGTACCACAGGCAGCGGTTGTTGGGCTGGCAAGCAAACTGGCCGTTCTCCAAGCGGATGAAGTTGAAGCTCTTGTGCTCCTCAGCCTGCTCCGTGAACCCCGTGTCAACGTCCATACCGTCCGCACAGAAATCCACAGTGAACAGATACTTGCCGTGGTGCCACTTCTTGTCCTTGCCCAAGAACTTCACGCCCAGGTTGCGCAGACCGATCTTCTCGAGGACCGTGAAGCGGTAACCCATGCAGTCCCACAGTTGCAGGGTGTCAATAGGCAAGTCACCGTGGCTGTGTGTCCAGACATACGCATGCAAGGGCAGCTTGTCGTACAGCGCGCCGTAGTTGGGCAGGAGCGATTCGATCCTGAATACCTGACCGCGCAGCGCTTTGATGCTGACCCAAATCGCTGGCTCAAACTCGCCCTGGCCCTTGGTGAAGTTGTACAGGAACTCGCGCCGCACAAAGCACTTGAGCGGAGGGAGGGATGCAATGATGTAGCTCATGTGTTCTTCTTCCTTAACAGGTCTTCAATTGCTCGGGCGTAATCAAAATCGATATTGGGATTGCCGCCTAATTTGCACTTCAGCCCCAGTTCTTTGCCAATAGAAAGCACTTCCTCATCCGTAAGGCCGATCCACTCGCGCTTGGACAGAGCATTGACAGCCTTGTCCACGCTGGACTGCATCTGCATCTGCCTGCCGTCAATGACACCGCGCTGGTATTCGCTCAGGTTTGCACGCATGTGCATCAAGTGGTCGTCCAAAGCGGCGCGCACAGCCTTCCGGCGCATGTCAGCCTCATTCTCGATGCGGTTGAATTCTTCGTCTTCTTTGGTCATGGCTTCTTCTCCAAAACAATCTTTTCCAGCTTCTCCAGCGCGAGGGTCAGGTCTTCGTGCAGGTAGTCGGGCAGGTCTATCTTTGCGCTGAACGACCAGCTCTCCAGCGCGGCCAGCAGCTTGATCAGCTTGATGGCGTCTTCTTTGGTCATGTCGGCCCCCCGTTCAGTTCGCGCAGCGCATTTTGCGTTGCGACTAGCAAGCTGAATGGGTCATTCCTGTGCTGCACACATACGTCCCAGCACTTCTCTTTACTTAGGTCTCTCCAGCTTTTTTTCTCAGGCCAACCGCCACGGTTGAATGCCCCATCACGCAAGAGCCTGATTTCATTTAGCAAGATGGCCGTGGTCTCGACATTAACCGGGACGGTTGCGCCCAACTCCAACCAGTATTCATTAAAAGGTGTGCTCATTTCTTTCCTTTCTTCCATCGTCTTTTTTCTGAGTGGTTTCCAATGATCGTGCAGTCGAACGAGTCCGTGAGAACTGATGCAACCAAGATGCGGTTTGCAAATACGTTCTTGATGCCAGTGAGTGCATACAGCTCGGGAGCCTTGAACTCTGGTCCAAGCTGGTCAAACACAGCCTCGATCTTTTTGTATATGTTGGCGCGGCGAGAGTCCAAGGACTGCGTGCGGCGCTTGTCTTCAAAAGGTGTGCTCATAGATCGTTCTCCAGAACGTCACGCGCCACATCGGCCAGCAAGTTGTCCATCAACCTCTGCCTCAAACTGCCGTCTTCGTGGATGTAATAGGTGCGCTCAAGCAGGTAACGCATCCGTTTGTTTTGCAGTTTAAGTCTTGCACAGGAATTCCTGTACATCTCCAGTGTGGACTCAATATCAAGCGTGGGCTGCTCAGGCTGGCAGTCACACTCACCGGCTGGGTATGCTGGTTCGCTGTGCATGGCGCAGTCCGATGCGTGTACGGGGGCTTCAAAAGGTGTGCTCATAGTTTTTCCACTTTCTTTAGCAGCTTGAGAACAGCTTTGGCTGTCGTTGGTCCAAACGTGCCTTCCAGCCAGCCCTTGTACGCGCTGGCTTCGGTCTTGTAGCCAGCAAAGAAGCAGTTTGGATGGTCAACCGTGTGCCATTGGTACTGACCACCCCACCCTCGCGGGTCTTCGTTCATGCTGACCACGCAGCCAGCTTGCTTGGCAAATTGTTCAATTTCCATTTTGCTTCTCCTTGAGGGGGCACCAGCTTGGCGTGGCCTTAAATTGTTCTTGACAACCCCACAGTATGTTTCCGTATGCGCCTTGGCTGTGTTGCGGATGTCGGCACTCCTTCCAACACTCGCCGTGACCACGATGGTCTCCAGCAAAAGGACAGTCGCGGCAGTCTGTTACTTCAATCACGGCTTTCATGCTTGCTCCTTGTGTTTGTCTAAATACTTGTCGGCCCAGTCGTTGATTTCGCTCACCGTGAACCAGGCCCTCGGTTCTTGCAGCAGGTCTTGAACCCGTTGGTCATAGGACCGCGGACCGGTCTCTATGCCGCAGCGCTGGCATTTCAAGGTGTCTTTGTCGGCGGTGATGAAGTGCCAGTTGTGTTTACAGGTCGTCGTCATCTTCCACCTCCATGTGGTCCAGCAACACTTGCGCTTTGGCGATCTCAAGGCATCCAATGGCTGTTGCCACCATCAGCGTCTCGTCATACCTATGTACCACCTCCAGCAGCTCATCCACCAGCTTCTGGGACAGCGATCCTTGGTAGTCGTAGGTCATGTGTTCTTCTCCTTACTTTTATAGCATCACCACCCGACACGTTTGGATTACGCACCCATTGATCGTCAGCCACCTTCGCACATGCCTCACGCTCACGTTCCACTGCGTCAGCAATAGCGTCAGCACGGACAAGCTCGGCAAAACGGCCAAGGTCATCTTGGTTGACAATAAAAACGCCAGCCACTTCTGTTTCAGGAAGACCCTGATCTCGCGCCATTTCAATTACGGTCTTCATTTTTGCTCCTCAGTTTGGCTTCGATGGCTCGGGCATATTCTCTGCGCTGGTCACGCACCCACCCTACATATCCAGTGTCAACTTTTTTTGCAACGTGGATTGCTGCATCAATCTCCTCATCCGTCAGCGACACCCATGTGCGATGTGCAAACATTGCATCAACCTTTGGTGTTTGGTCGCGCTCACAGTACAAGGAAAGCGTGTGGTCGTTGTCAATGGCGACACTTGCTACCACCATGTCATCGCCCCAAGCCGTGCGGATTGGTGCTCGTTGCCACTTCAGCGCCACAGGCTGTGCTGCCTTCACTGGCTCAGGAACGTAGCCTTCCCAGAAGTCAGGCTCTGCTGGTGGGGATGTGTAGAGGGGAACAGTACAACCATCCTGCCCTTTATCAAGGCGCACCATCATCATGCGATTGTCTTTGCCAAGCATGGTGTCCCACATTCCATAGGCCATGGGCTTTTGCTCTGGGCTTGCCAAGGCTTCTTGGCATGCGATGATGGCGGCACGAGAAATACGCTCTGCATCGCTATCAGGAAATGTATGGGGCTCAACAACCTCCAACGCCTCCAGCGCCAAGTCGAGGGCTTCGTCTTTGGTCATGGGTTCTCCTTGATTCCAGCTTCCAGCTTGACTAGCTCACGCAGCTCCGCAATTCGTTTCATGTATTTGATGGCTTGCTTGTTGCCCTGCAACTCTGCCCCAACGATTGCGTTTGCTTGGATGAAGTGAAGGTCCATCAAGAATTTATTCATGTCGTGCCAGTCTTGTGTTGTCATTTGGTGACCTCCCTTATTGCTTTCTCGATCAAGCCCGAAAACTCCACCCACTCGTCCAGTGTAAACAGGCTCATGTGAAAGTCGCCAATCTGCGCTTCGTTTGGATCATGCTGTTCGTGTGGGCGCGGTTCTGATCTTGTTACGGTGGTGATGTGCAAGCCATCCATTTCGATGGTGACTTCTGTGGTTTTCATTTGGAATGTGCTCATTTCAAAAACTCCTTGATCTGTTCATATACGCCGTTGCGGGCAGGGTTGTCCGACTCAAGCTTCGTCCACCCGGCATACCGCATCTCGTTCTCAGCGCGGCGCAGTAACTCGTAGGCTCTGTCAGCGTCTTTGGCGGTTGCGTCCATCAGTTCTTTGTACGCTTCCATCTTGGCGGTAAGCTCGTCAATGATCTGGACGCAAGACTCTCTGCTGCAATGCTCTAACTTCATGATGCGTACCCCGTCACCAATACATGGTTCTTTGCTTCTTCCAATGCGCCGACCAACTCAAGTCGGTTCTCGACCTTGGAGCATTTGATTTTGAATTGCCCCGTCCCCCGGTGGAACATCAGCACAATGACAGCATCAGGCTCCTCGTCAGCGGCCTCGTTCAGTGTGACCTTGGCCGCTACTTTGTACTCATCGAATGTCAGTGATTTAAGTTTGCTCATTTGTTTCTCCTCTTGCTCGGATTGCTTCGTGCAATTCGATGTCGCCAGTGAAGTCGTATTGATGGCGGTGAAAAGCTTCTGCCATTGCTGCACACGCTTCACGCTCTTGCTCAACTGCGGCCTCTACCAAACGCCTTAGTTCTGGAGAAACGTAGGGTGTACCCATAAAAACCAGCATTGGGTAGCCAACTTCTTTAGCTAACTCTGTGATGCTTTTCATGCGCTTGCTCCTTAATTGCGTAATCGTGAAATACCGTGCCCTTGCTTGCATCTCCTACTTTGCAAGATTTAACCCAGACATTTTTACCGGTTGACAGCCTTCTTAAATGGCCTCTGCGCTCGTGCAGTCGGGGCGATGCGTGTGTGCCGCCTTTGGGTTCTTGGCGAGGCTTAGATGGCTCAATCCAGACCGTTGTCCAGTCGTAGGTCGGCAGCTTGCCCTGCTGAATCTTTCGGCGGTTAGTGAACGTGTCGCGCACCGATGGGATGTATGCCTCCATGCGGCGATCCATTCCGCTGTACCAAGCTCCAAGCTGCGCCAGCATCAACTCAGCAAGTTCTTTGTCTACCGGTTCATCTTCGTTGACGGAACCATAACGAATCTCGTCACCTTCAATAAAGTAAAACATTGCAGGAATAGGCCGCAAACGTGTGCCTGACGGACCTTTCCACATGGACACAGAAATTCCTTCATCGGGCTCATCCCCCGCTACCAACATCAAAACTTCGTAGCTTGGGTGGTGACGGGTCTTGCCTTGCCAAGCAACAAAACATTTGCCGAACGGCGGTCTGTGCGTCATTACCGGGTCTAAATTGGCTTTTTGCTTGTCTTCAACTGCACCAGTCATGTCAAACCACTTGATGTCCACAATATCTACGCCAGCATCAGACATCAACTTCATAGAGTCTCGAACCAATTGCGTTGTCATTTCTTCTCCCTTAAGCAAGAGCACCAGTACCCGCTGCTGTCGTATCCCAGGCCATGGCAAAAGGGACACTGCTCATCAGTCTCGGCTGGCGGGACAGGGCCAAACCAACGCTTGAGGAATTCCAGGATCGCGTTCATGCTTGCCCCCCGTTCTTGATCCACACGGAGAAGCTGGCCGCTGTGTCCCCGAAGGGCAGCTTTGCACACTCCTGAGCTAAACGGGTGCGCTCCGCTTGTATGGCCCTTTGCCACGTGCGCAGGAACACGTCCAGCTCCTCGCGGGTCGGCTCACCCAACATCTGGTCGATTTCCAACCAGGCTTTTTTCATTGCTTCGTTCATGCCATCACCTCCTGGGCCAAGATGGCCTGCAGACCCTGGAGCAACTGCTCGGCTTCCTCGCGGGTCAAAGCTGTGTACGCCGTAGAACCATGCAGCTGCATGTGCAACCAAGCACCGCCGTCATCCCACTGGGACACCGACACGCGATTGCCCTCTACCGTCCTGATGATTGTTTCAATATCGTTCATTGCGAATCCTTCCAGTCTTGAAATTTGTCGTACCCATCGTTAAAAGCACGGTCAGCAGCCTCCTCTTCGGCCTGGTCGGCCACCCAGTTCTCAATCTCCTTAGCGGTGTCAGACGACAGGACAGGGGCGATGTCGATATCAGAGTTAGGCAGGTAAACGTGGTACAGAGACCACGTGGCCGGGTAGTCGGGCTCCAACTGCTCACCGAAACGGCTGCGAGCACCGCGCTCCGCGGCCTCGTATTCAAACCAACAAGCCAGATCAACACCTAACTCGTCGCATGTGTAGTTAAAAAGCAACAGGCCTTCTTTTGAGTGGTCGGGGGTGGTCATACAAAGCTCCGGAGAAAAGAGGCCAGGCGCTCCATCGGAGTGGGGCGGATGGTGTGGGCGGACAACAAAGCGGATTGCAAGTTGTACGAATCGCGGCTCGCGGACCAGTTTGGTGGGGCGGTGTAGCACAGGCCAATCTTGACCTTGCCTGTGTCGTAGGGAGGCGTAGGACGGGTCAGGGAGGGCTTAGTGGGTTGCATGGCGGGTAGCCTCCACAAGTGAGTCAAAGGCGGCTCCAACGCCCTCCAGGAGGGTCTCCCGGGGCATATCGATGCATTTGGCCATAACGGCAGTTGCCAGCATGGTGACCACGATGGCCTCAAAGGGCTCCTGGTCTTGCATGAGTCGGAGCAAGAGGAGCTGTGCGCGGTCCGAGGACCGTGACAGGAGCTTCTCCATGTCGAGTGTTTCTTTGTTCATTGCGCTATCCTTTCTTAAGTTGCAGAGATTGCAGGAGAATTATAAGCGGTACTGTGTTTGTATAGCAAGTACAGAAAGTGGTTTATTTTGTAGGGGTAAACCCTGTGAAAGGACCGTGGACCGGGGTTTAGGCGGGTCCTATAGAGAATCTGGCAGAAAAAAATGAGTTTGAAATTGACAACACTGGTAAAACTAGCTTTTTGACGTAATAGACGTTATGATCAGGGGAGAGATAGGTCATTACACCAAAAAATATTGGTGTACAGGGATGAAATAGGTGAAATTTTCAGGGGAGCTCCGCGAGATGCTTTTTGAAAAAACTTTTTCATGAAATAGTACGTAGACCCCTATAGGAGGACACATGGTTCCAGATCACATCCTGTTCCCGGCCACTGGCGTAAGGTTTCGATACCCGTTTGCTACGATGGCCATCGGCGAGTATTTCCTGGTCACGATCCAAGAGGTGGCCAAGAGCGCATACAACTCTGCCCAGCACCATGCCAAGGTCAACCCTGGTAAGAAGTTCGCGAAGCTGCGGGTAGATCAGGGCTGGCGCATTGTCCGGATTGCCTGAACACGCTGCCCCTGGTACACTTGCTGCAACAGGTTACAGGAGCGCACAGATGTTTCAGATTGAGTCGGGCATTGAGATGCCCATGGGGCGTACAAAGTACCCCTTTGGCGACATGCTGCCGGGGGATTCAATCCGCTTTGTTGACGAGAAACAGGCCAACTCTGCCCGGGTGTCTGCGCTGCGCTTTGTCCGGTCGCATGCTCCTGACTGGTCGTTTCAGTTGCGCCGGGTTGAGAGCGGTTGGCGTCTCTGGAGAATTGCATGACCAAGCGGGATGTTTGGAACGTGCCCCCTGTGATCCGGGACAAGGCTCAGTCGCGCATGGCCACCGAGGTGGCCCCGCTGCGTAAACAGAAAATCCTGTCTGGCAAGGAATGGAAGTTTGTTTCTGAGCTGGTGACGGGGGATGGTCGGGTGACCATGAAAGAGGCGGCTATCAGGGCTGGGTACAGGCCCACAAGCGCCTCAGTGATGGCTTGGAAGCTGACAAACCCCGAGATCAACCCTCACGTGGTCTCTGCTATCCAAGCATACCGGGCAGAGCTGAACAGCAAATACAACACGTCATACGAGCGGCACATGAAGGACCTGCAGCTTATCCGGGACAAAGCCCTGGAAGCTGGGGCTTATGCTGCTGCCGTGCAGGCAGAATATCGCCGTGGTCAGGCCCTGGGGTCAATCTACATTGACCGCAAGGAAATCAGGCACGGGACCATCGATTCGATGTCGAAAGAGGAAGTGCAGCGCAAGCTGGACGAATTGAAGGCCCTGTACGGTGGACCGCCTCCGAGCGCGCTGATTGATGCAAGCACCGGCCAGGTGATTGAAAGCATAGACCGTGAAAAAGACCCCGCTTTTGTCTCTCCGGTGGCAGAACCTGCCCCCGATATCTTTGAACGGGATAACGATCTGGGACCCGATGATGTCAACACCTGAAGCCGCTTTTGCTGCCCGTGTGCGCGATGGGTTGCGCCCGTTTGACATGGATACCGAGCGGATTGAAAACCGGGTGAACCTGGGCGTCTCTGATTTGTTGGTGGGTGCGGGTGATCGCTTTGTCTCCATCGAGCTCAAAGCCGTGTCGCGTGGTTTGAAAGTCACGCTCCGACCCCATCAGATTGCATTTTTGACCCGCCATGCAGCGCGTGGCCGCCCCTGTTATGTCCTGATTCACCAGGTCAGCACGGTGGTTCGCCCTGGCCGGATTGTTTTGTACCATGGCCGCCAGGCGATGGAGTTGGCCGAGCAAGGTCTGCGCCTGGAACCCCTGGCCGCATGGCCGAATCGGGGCATGCCCTGGGAAGAGTTGGCCAACATCCTGTCAGGGAAAACCCCTATAAAATAAATAGGCGCGCTATTGATTTGATGTTATGATTCATCACCGGAATGACCCGGCAACATAGAGGATAGCGACCATGTACACAACCAGACGCGGCGGTTTTGATCGCCAGGATGCCCGCCTGCATTATCAGCAGATGCAGCGAGACAATGCCAACTGGCAGACCCGGGCAAGGGGTACTAATGACAATGAGTATCAGATTTATCTGAGCTGTGCCAACGATGGCAAGGGCGGAGATATCACCCGCGGCGGCGCTCCGCTCAAAACTTATGATGAATGGCTTGCATCATGAGACATGATATTTTTGAGTTTTGCGCGCGTGACATGACCACCGGGGACCGCGTGGTCCGCGTGGTTTTCTTGTTGGCCCTGGTGATCGTCCTGGTCCTGGACCTTTTTATCTGGCGGGTATGATGCGCCGCCGCCAGGCGCGCCGCCAGGCGCTGGCGCTCATGCGCTCCGGGCCATCACCAGGCGCTCCGCCCCCGATGTCAAAATGGGAATATCTGCACCTAGTCCGAATGGTCCTGGTGACCAAGCTTTTCCACATGATGACCAATAAGGGAAAACACTAATAAAATAAATAGCGCGGCTATTGATTTAGTGTTATGATGCATCACCGGAATGACCCGGCAACCATAGAGGATAGAGTTTTTATGCCAAAAATCAGCGTTACATCCAAGCTCGACGGAATCCGGTCCTGGTCCCTGCAGGCCCTGGACACTTGCCCTGGTTCCCTCGAATCCCCTGGCGTCCTGGTGGATGCATGCAAGGGGTGCTACGCGACAACGGGAAATTATGTTTTCTCCAACGTGAAAGCCCCCCGGGAATTTAACCGGACAGACTGGACCCGCCTGGAATGGTGCGATGACATGGTGCGCGAGCTCGAGCGTGATCGTTATTTTCGATGGCTCGACAGCGGCGACCTGTACAGCCTGGCCTTGGCTGAAAAGGTTTTCGAAGTGATGCAGCGCACGCCCTGGGTGAAACACTGGCTCCCTACCCGGATGCATAAATTCCCGAAGTTTCGCCAGGTCCTGGACCAAATGAAAGCTCTGGACAATGTCAGCGTCCGATTCTCCGCGGATAGCATCACCGGGGAATATATCCCTGGCTTGCATGGTTCGGTTATCGGTCCAAGCGCTGAGACATTCCAAGATCACCCAGGCGCGTCACTGTGCAGGGCTTATGAGCATGAGGGCAAGTGCAGCGGGTGCAGGGCTTGCTGGGACAAGACAATTCCCCTGATCTGCTACCCTGCCCACGGTCGCAAAATGGCCAAAGTTTTCATGATGAAACAGGCGCGCGATTAACCTGGACCCTGGAAACCCTCAAAAAAGGGGTTTCCCGACCGACAGGTGCGGAAAACGATACCGCCCGGTCGGTTAATTCCGGTATAGCTAAACCAGGCCCCCGGTCCCTGCCTCACACGTCTTGAAACGTGGGGACCTGGCCAAAAATACCCCGAAACTAGGGTTTTCCCCTATGTTTTCGGGGTTTTTGTCGTGCAATAATAGCGTCACTGGTGCGGATTCCCTGCACCAGGTCAACTTATAGAGGATAGAGTCATGAGCTGTTTTGTTGTTCCCGATTTCCACATTAACGCCCTGGTGTCCTGGACCATTGGCCGCGAGGTTTCCACAGGGGGCGAGGGCCGCGCTGCCCTGGCCCGTACCCTGGCGAAGGCGAACCGCCGCGCGTACCAGGAACGCTACCAGGACCCCGGCGCGCCTAGCGACTACCGCGGGTTTTCGATCGTTGACGTTTCGCACTTGGACCCGCTCGCCATCGTGAAGGCTTGCGACTGCCTGGACTACCAGGCGAGCGACTGGACCGGGTGGCGCGCGTCTGATGCATGCGCCGCGCTCGAAGCTATCCGCGCGGTCGCGCTGTACCTGGCCGCGGGTGACTACCAGGGAGACGCCTACGATCTGCCAGGATACCGGGCCGCGCCCTGGTGCCTGGAAGAGGTGACAGCATGACCACCACGCTCCGCGCCCTTATCGCGCGCGCTCGCTTGCTCGCCATTGCAGAGGAAATGAGGGCCGCGATCCGCGCTCGCCCGCGCTAGGCCCTTGGACCTGGACCCCGAAACCCGCCACCTGGCGGGTTTTTTTATGGCCGCGCGCCAGGGCCCCGGTCCCCGGTCCGATGGCCACCAGGCACGGGCCGCGCGCCAGGGTCCGATGGCCAGGCCACCAGGTACACGGGGCACGGGCCGCGCTACCAGGTCCAGGGTCCGATGGCCAGGGTCCGATGGCCGCCAGGCACGGGGCACGGGCCAGGCCGCCCGATGCCAGGCACCAGGGCCGCGGGCCGCGGGCCGCGGAGGGGGGAGGGCCATTTTCGGCCCCGGTCGCTGCTGCTGTGACCTTCGCCCTATTTTTGTCATAGAAATAGCCATGAGAACCTAGACCCCCGGGCCCAGAATAGGCCCCCTTGTTTGCAAAAACGAAAGCCTGGGTTAATATATAAAAAATCTAAAACGTGGTCCATGTTCCACGTGAAACAACACATGCAACACAACACTCTGCCCAAAGACGTCGAAGAAGAAATGCTGCGCCTACAGCTGCGCATGCAGTTGCTCGAGGCGCACGAAAAGTCCACCAATAACTTCCTGGACTTCTGCCGTTTTGTCTGGCCCGAGATGCTCGTTGGGGAACACCACCGCATCATTGCTAAGGCCTTGGACCGCGTTGTGGCAGGCGAGTGCAAGCGTCTGATGATCGCGATGCCCCCTCGTCACGGCAAAAGCCAGATGGGCAGCTATCTGTTCCCTGCCTACATCATGGGCAAGAAGCCTGACGCAAAGCTCATTGTTGGCTCGCACACCGCGGACCTCGCTCAGCGCTTCGGTCGCATGATCCGTAACCTCGTGGACGACGAAAAGTACAAAGAGCTCTTCCCTGGCATGACCTTGTCCGTGGACTCCAAGGCTGCTGGTCGGTGGAACACGGCCCAAGGCGGTGAAGCCTTCTTCATTGGTAAGGGCGGCGCGATGACCGGGCGCGGCGGCAACATCGTGATCTTGGACGACATCTTGGACGAACAGGACGCTCTGTCTGACACGGCCATGGAGAACACCTGGGAGTGGTACACCTCGGGCCCCCGTCAGCGATTGCAGCCAGGCGGCGCGATCATCGTGATCAACACCCGTTGGAAGACAGACGACCTGTCTGGCCGTCTGCTCAAGCAGCAGGGGTACCTCAAGTCTGACCAGTGGGAGGTCTTGGAGTTCCCGGCCATCTTGCCTTCCGGCAATCCGCTCTGGCCAGAGTACTGGCCCATCGACGAACTGGAGAAAGTAAAGGTCTCCATTGGTCTGAAGAAGTGGAACGCCCAGTGGCAGCAGCAGCCCACGAACGACGAGGGTGCGGTCTTGAAGCGCAACTGGTGGCGCAAATGGACGGACCCAGAACCCCCGCAATGTGAGTACTTACTCCAAACCATGGACACTGCGTACAGCAAGAAGGAGAGCGCTGACTTCTCTGTCATTGCAACGTGGGGTGTATTTACTCCCGATATTGATTCGGGCCCGAACCTCATCTTGCTCAATGTGCGCAAGGGCCGTTGGGATTTCCCCGAGCTCAAGCGTGTGGCCAAGGACGAGTACCAGTACTGGAAGCCAGACAACGTCTTGATCGAGGCCAAGGCCACCGGCACGCCACTGCAGCAGGAACTGCGCCGGATCGGGGTCCCCGTCACTATGTTCTCGCCTGGTGGCCGTAGGCAGAACCAGGACAAGCTCAGCCGCGCGAACGCTGTTGCTCCTATGCTGGAGTCGGGCATGGTTTGGTATCCCGAGGGGATGGAGTGCTGCGAAGAGCTTGTCGAGGAGTGCGCTGCTTTTCCGAACGGCAACCACGACGACCAGGTGGACGTGACCACCATGGCACTGCAGCGTTTCCGTCAGGGCAACTTCATTGCTCTGGACTCGGACGACCAGGACGATGCGGGGCCCACGGCGGATGCAGTGGTTGAGTATTATTGACGCTGCCCCTAAAATGTGCCCATCTCCTTGACCCGCGGACCACGAACCATGTCACAAAACACGCAAGAGTACGCTCAGCAGATGCTGTCGCAGATGGTATATCCTGGCATGCCTGCGGACGAGGGCATGCGCCTGCTGCAAAGCAACATGGCGCGCGCGGAGATGCCTGGGTTTGCTGATGGCGGGGAAGTGGAAGAATCCTCTGCCGAGCGGACTTCGTCAGCCGAGGCGCAATTGGCTCAAACCATTTTTCCTGACATGCCTGCTTCCGAGGCGCTGTACATGCTGCGCGGCGGTGGCCGTCAGAGTACGGCGCAAGGGGAGATGTTGTCTGGCAACATTGGTGCGCAGATTCCTCTGGGCAACGACACCAGCGCTATGGTGATGCTGGCCGGATCGCGGCCCGAGCGTGAGCAGGCTTCGTCCAAGGCCATGATGGCCATGCTCAATCAGCGCATGGGAGAAGGCAACGTGGGCGCGACAATGGTGCGGCCCCTGGATGCGCCGGGCGGCTTGTATGCTGGCGGCGTGTCTGCTTCGTACCCTGTGGGGGACGGCCAGCTCACTGGAAACGTCAATGCTTTGAGGCTCCCGGGCCAAGACCCGCGGATCACGGGCTACGGCATGGGATACAACACCCGCGTAGGCCCTGGCAATCTGTCTGCTCAGATCATGAAACAGAAAGATGGCCCATATTCTGGCCAGTTGGAGTACCGTTTGCCAATTGGCCGCGCCAACGGGTCGCCGGAAGAGGGCGAAGAGTCCATGGGCTCCAAAATTCTCAAGGAAGTGGTGCCCATGGACATCCGGATGCTGGGCTCAACCCTGTTTGGCAACCGCGAACCGATCACCGAGTCCAATTTCAACAAGGAAGAGCTCGCTGCCATGCAGCAAGCAGTGGACAGAGCGGCTACTCGCACGGGAAAAACGCAAAAAGGCTCGGTCCAGTACGTGGATTACCCAAAAGGCGACGAAATTGGACCGGGATACCAGCCTGTTGGGCACACTTTGGGCCGGTTTGTGTATGAAAAAGGGCCGGACGGCAGCACAATGATCACGGACAAGTACGATTTCTACAACGAAGGGCGAAAAGCCAACGTAGAGAAGTACGAAAAGATGGGTCGAGGCGAAAAAGCGCTGTCTGTTTCAGGCAATATGCTGAAAAACCTGGTCACCGGCAATCTTCGCCAGGTTCCAGGCGAGTTGGCAGATGCGTATATCGGTCGGGATGGCCGCGAAGTGCGAATCAAGCTCCCTTCTAAGTCTGCGCCCAAGCGATAATCGCAAATACCTGTAAGGAACACACATGCCAATCGAGAAAAACAACGACCTGCCTGCTGGCAATACAGATGTCGAAATTGAAGATGTCGAAGCGGGCGAAATGCCTGACATCGAAATCGTACTTGACGACGAAGGCGGCGCTGAAATCAACATTGGTGAGGAAGAAGACGAAGTACCGTTTGATGCCAACCTGGCCGAGGTCCTCGATCCGGGCGTCTTGGCACAGATCAGCTCAGAGCTCATGCCTTTGTTTGAAGCCGACCAGGGTTCGCGCAAAGATTGGGAAGAGCAGTACGGCAAGGGCCTGAAACTCTTGGGCTTCACCTTTGATGAGCGCACCAAACCGTTCCGCGGCGCGGCAGCCGCGACGCATCCACTGCTGACCGAGGCTATTGTGCAGTTCCAGGCCCAGGCGCTGAAGGAGCTCATGCCTGCCGAAGGCCCTGTGCGCACACAAGTGCTGGGCAAGGAGACACGCGAGAAGTTGATGCAGGCAGACCGCGTGCGGGACTTCATGAACTACCAAATCACGGACGTGATGGAAGAGTACACGCCTGATTTCGATCAGCTCCTGTTCTACACAGGCTACGGCGGCTCTGCGTTCAAGAAGGTCTACTACGACGAAGACAAAGGTCGCATGGTCAGCAAGCTGATCCTGCCTGACAACCTGTACATCCCCTACAACGGCTCGAGCGTCATGAGCGAATGCGCTCGGATCACGCACGTCGTGCCGATGTCCGTGAACGACTACCGCAAGGCCGTGCTGCGCGGGCAGTATCTGGACAACGCCCAAGAACGCAGCACCGCTGACATGGGCAACAACATCATCCAAAAGGAAACCGACCGCGTGACCAAGATGTCGCCCAACGCGGACGACGAGGAAATGGAATTGCTCGAGTTCCAGATCGATTGGGACCTGGAAGGCTTTGAGCATACAGACGAAGACGGCGAGCCAACTGGTTTGCGCCTGCCCTACATCATCACCATCGACAAAACCTCTGGTGCAACAGTGGGTGTGCGTCGCAACTGGAAAGAGGGCGATGAGCTGTACCGCCGCAAGCAGTACTACGTCCACTACATGCTGGTCCAGGGCCTCGGCGCTTATGGCTTGGGCTTCTTGCACCTGGTCGGTGGCCTGAGCCAAGCGGCTACTGCCGCTTTGCGCCAACTGATCGATGCAGGAACGCTGGCCAACCTGCCAGCAGGCTTCAAAGCCAAAGGCGCGCGCATCATGAACGACGATGTGCCGCTGCAGCCAGGCGAGTTCCGCGACATCGACGCCGGTGGCGTGGAGTTGAGCCAGACGCTCATGCCTTTGCCATACAAAGAGCCAAGCCAGACCCTGTTCTCGCTGCTGGGTTTTTGCGCAGACGCAGGCCGCCGCCTGGCCAGCGTCACCGACATGCAGGTGGGCGACAGCAACCAGAACGCTGCCGTGGGCACGACGATTGCGCTGCTGGAAAAGGGCGGACAGGTCATGTCCAGCATCCACAAGCGCTTGCACTACGCACAGAAGATCGAGTTCAAGCTCCTGGCCAAAGGTTTTGGCGAGTACTTGCCTCCTGAGTACCCATACGATGTACCGGGCGAGACACGGACGATTAAGCGCAAAGACTTTGACGACCGCATCGATGTGCTGCCCGTCTCTGACCCCAACATCTTCTCTGTGGCCCAGCGCATCACCATGGCGCAGACCCAGTTGCAGTTGGCGCAGAGCAATCCGCAGATGCACAACATGTACGAGGCCTATCGCCGCATGTACCAAGCGATTGGCGTGCGGGATGTTGATCAAATCCTGAACACACAGAACGTGGACAAGCCCAAGGACCCGGCCAGCGAGAACTCGCAGGCGCTGGACGGCTCTCCGCTCAAGGCTTTCGCTGGTCAGCAGCACGATGCGCACATCATGAACCACCTCATGTTTGGCCTGTCGCCGTTGATTTCCGGAATGCCGCAGGTGGGCATTACGATCCAGAAACACATCTTCGAGCACATCCGCTTGAAGGCCGAAGAGTCCACAGAGGCCGAGCTGTTCCAGCAATACGGCACGGACCCCGATGGTTTGGTATCTGCGCTGCAGCGCGAGGCGATGATCGCCATCAAAACTGCCCAGTACTACCAAGAAGCCAAGCAAATGCAGACGGAATTGCAAGGTGCTCCCGCCGACGACCCATTGGTCAAGGTCAAGGAACAGGAAATCCAGGCCAAGGCTGCTGCCGACGCCGCGGACAATGAAAACGACAAAGCACGCATCCAGCTGGAAGGCCAGCGTGTGCAGGGCGACCTCATGGTGGACAAGGCCAAGGTCGCGCTCGACACCCAAAAACTTCAGCAACAAGGATCACAAAATGCAGCCCAAAATTTCCAAGCCCAGCAAAACGCCCAGCTCCAAGCAATTACCCGGGCCCAAAAAGGTGGCAACCCCCAGCGACAAACCTAAGAAAACGTATGTTTATCGCAAAGATGCGTTCAAGAAGGTGTTGATTACGTAACAAGAATGTGCATAATGCACATTAAGCCCACGGACAGGGGTCTCATCTGTCTGCTTCATTGGAATGATCCATGCTTGAATTTGCCGAAAGAGCGCTGATCGCTATCAAAGGACTCCGTCGCCAGACGGAGGAAATCCTTGTGAGCGGCAACGTGAAGGATATGGAGCAGTACAAGTTCCTGATGGGACGCCTTGAGGGCTACAAGTTTGTTGAGATGGAAGTGCAAGAACTTCTCAACAAAAACCAAGACCAATAAAGGAGTTCTCATGGAAATGACTGCGCTGGAGAAAAAGTGGGCAGACGATGCTGCTGCTCACGTGCCTTCCCTGGACGATGCTTACGACAAAGAGGGAAGCCTCCACGTCGACAAGATCGAACAGAAGGTAATGGACCGTATTCCCGCCCCTACGGGCTGGCGAATCGTCATCCTGCCCTACCGAGGGGCAGAAAAAACCAAAGGTGGCATCGTACTGTCAGACCAAACCCGTCAGCGTGAGCAGTCGGCAACGGTTTGCGGCTATGTGCTGTCTGTTGGCCCACTTGCCTACGCCGACGAGGTCAAATTCCCAACCGGCCCGTGGTGCAAGAAAGGTGACTGGATTATCTTTGGTCGATATTCAGGTGCACGCCTGCCAATCGACGAAGGTGAAATCCGAATCATCAATGATGACGAAGTCCTGGCTTTGATCCAGAACCCTGAAGATATCGTTCACCTATAAGGCAAATTATGGCAAATGAAATGGACCACGACCAGTTGGAATTCGACCTTGGAGAAGGCGAAAAAGCCGCTACGGTGACGTTCGAGAACGATGCCGACGGCAACCAAGAAGACGGCAAGATTCAACGAGAAGTTGAACCGGCGGAACAAAAAGAAAACTCTGCTCACTCCGATGAGCTGGGTTCGGTCAACGAAGCAGTGCAAAAACGCATTGCCAAGCTGACCGCCAAGATGCGCGAGGCCGAGCGCCGCGAGCAAGCTGCCGTGGAATACGCCAAGGGCCTGCAGACGCAGACCCAGCAGCTCCAGCAGAAGCTGGTGCACACGGATTACAGCCGCTTGAACGAGACCAAGTCCCGCCTGGACACACAGCAGGTTCAACTGCGCCAAATCATCCAAAAAGCGCGTGAAGAGGGTGACCTTGACACCGAGATGGAAGCGCAAGAACGCCTGACAGCTTTGCTTCAGGAAAAAGGCCAAGTTTCGGGATGGCTGCAGCAGCAAGAACACGCTGTTCGCAATCCTGCGCCGCAGCAGCAGTACCAACCCGCCCCGCAGCAACAGCAGCGTGCAGCACCCGATCCACAAGCTGAAGATTGGGCCGCTCGCAACACTTGGTTTGGCCAAGATCGTATGCTGACCTACGCTGCGTGGGGAATCCACCAAGAACTCATCGAGAAAGAGGGTGTTGACCCTCAATCCGAGGAGTACTATACTGAATTGGACCGACGTCTTCGTGATGAATTTCCGAAGAAGTTCGCGGGCGAGCAATCGTCTAACCCAACCCCCAGACAACAGCGTTCCGCGCCTGCTGTTGCCCCTGCATCCCGGAGTTCCGGAATAAATAGTGCGCGCCGAACTGTCCGGTTATCGCCGAGTCAGGTTGCTATTGCAAAGAAGCTGGGTGTACCTCTTGAAGAGTATGCCAAGTACGTAAAGGAGTAAGTCATGAGCGAAAAACTAACTATCGACCGAGCCAGCCGTTCCGCCGAAAGCCGGGACAAAGAATCTCGTCGCAAGCCATGGCGTCCCCCTTCGCGCTTGGATGCACCACCTGCCCCCGAAGGATTTAAGTACCGTTGGATTCGTTCCGAAATCAACGGCACTCTCGACAACCAGAACGTGTACAGCAAGCTGCGTGAGGGATACGAACTTGTTCGCCCCGAAAATATTCCTGAGGAATACCGCGCAACATTGCCCACGATGGACGACGGCAAACATGCTGGCGTGATCTCTGTTGGTGGACTCTTGCTTGCCAAGATTCCCGACGAGACGGTTGAGGAACGGAACGCATACTTCCGCCAGAGGGCACAGGAACAGTTGCATGCTGTGGACAACGAGATGATGCGTGAGAACGCACACTCTTCAATGCGAATCCAGTCACCTGACCGAACTTCGCGCACAACATTCCGTCAGCCGCAAGGCTGATAACTTCAATCCTGTAGGAGATTCAAATGGCAAACATCAACAAGCCTTTTGGTCTGCGTCCGTCGGGTAACCTCTCTGCTACCGGTGCACAAAAGCAATACGGTTACGAGATCGCCGACAACCAGGCCGGAGCCATTTTCCAGGGCGACCTCGTCGTTCTGTTTGATGGTTACATCATCAAGTACGATGCATCCACGCACACTGCCCCCACCGGCGTGTTCAACGGTTGCCAGTACAACGACCCAACTCGTGCCAACAAGCCGACTTGGAAGAACTACTACCCCGGTAGCATCAACGTCGAAATCGGCGCAATCTATTGCGAAGTTTTGGACGATCCTTCCCAGTTGTTCCTGGTTCAAGCTGATGAGGACATTGTTCAGGCCGACATCGGCAAGAACGCTGACCCAACCGCTTCTACTACTGGTAGCACAGTCAACGGCATCTCTAATGGCACTTTGGACTCGTCCACAATTGCCAAGACCCAGGCCCTGACTTTCAAGATCGTTGGCCTCTATGCTGTTCCTGACAATGAGTTGGGCAACTATGCAGTGGTCGTTGTTAAACTCAATCAACACCAGTACGGTAGCGTCGGTGTTGCAGCTGACGGAGCATAATCATGGCTATTACCCGTTCCCAACTCGTTAAAGAACTTGAGCCGGGCCTGAACGCCCTGTTTGGTATTGAATACAAGCGCTACGAGAACGAACACGAAGAGATTTTCTCTACCGAGACATCTGATCGTGCGTTCGAAGAAGAGGTGATGTTGACTGGCTTCGGCTCTGCTCCGGTGAAAACCGAAGGTGCTGGCCTGGCATACGACACCGCTTTGGAATCGTTCACTGCTCGCTACACCCACGAAACCATCGCCATGGCGTTCGCGCTGACAGAAGAAGCCGTTGAGGACAACCTCTACGACCGCCTGTCTGCTCGTTACACCAAGGCTCTGGCTCGTTCTATGGCCAACACCAAGCAAGTTAAAGCTGCTTCCGTGTTGAACAACGGCTTCACTGGCGGTCAATACGCTGGTGGTGACGGCGTGGCTTTGATGTCCACTGCTCACCCAACAGCCCTGGGCCCCAACTTCGCCAACCGCCCCACTGTGGCTGCTGACTTGAACGAGACATCCCTCGAGCAAGGCATCATCGACATCGCGGCGTTCACGGACGAACGTGGCCTGAAGGTTGCCTTGACAGCACGCAAGATGATCGTTCCTAAGGAACTGCAGTTCACTGCAGAGCGCCTGATGAAGAGCACTTTGCGCACTGGCACTGCTGACAACGATATCAACGCGATCAAGTCCATGGGCTTGATTCCCGAAGGTTACGCTGTCAACCACTACCTGACCGACGTGGATGCATGGTTCCTGATCACCGACGCGCCTAACGGCCTGAAGATGTTCAACCGTTCGCCCATCAAGACCGCTTTCGAAGGCGACTTCGACACCGGTAACGTGCGCTACAAGGCCCGTGAGCGTTACAGCTTCGGCTGGTCTGACCCACGTGGTATCTACGGTTCTCCTGGCGCTGCATAAGCGGTTGGAAAACATGAAAAGGGCCCCTTGTGGGCCCTTTTCTTTTGGTGTATATTGGCCTCATTCCGGGGTTTTCCGGTGTATCTGACAGTCCCGGCTGACGACATGCAGACAGATACGCCTTATCGCATGTGAGGAAATCATCATGGCAAGCACCACGTTGAATGGCCCAGTTCGCTCGCAGAACGGCTTTCAATCTGTCACCGTCAGCCCTACCACAGGCGCTGTCACTGTTGACGCTACTTTTGGCACAGCCACCAGTGTCACTGACCTGACAACCACCAACCTGGTTTTCACTGACCAGAACCACCCCACAAAAGCTGCGATCAACGCAACTGCTACAGCGACTGCTGCAGAGGTTGCCACCGGCTACATCACTTCCACTTCGGCAGCCGCCACCACCATCACTTTGCCTACTGGCACTTTGCTGGGCGCAGCCTTAGGTGCAACTCAAGGCACCGTGATGGACCTGTATGTTGACAACACTGCTGGTGCAAACACTGTGACCATCGCGGTTGCCACCAACGGCATCTTGTCCAGCGCCGCCGCGGACACTGCAGGCAGCTTTGGCGACCTAACTATCGCTTCTGGCGCTACTGGTTTGGCACGATTCACCATCATGTTCTCCAGCGCCACTGCATACGTGTTCACACGCACTGCCTAATTAATCTCGGGGGCTTCGGCCCCTGTTTTAAAGGAGATTGATTATGTTTCAGTTTGACGTACGGTCGAAAACGATGACCACGACCGGTGCCACCGGCATCGGCCTACCTCGTGCTCGTATCAAATCCATTTACTACGTGGCAGGCACAGCAGGCTCCATCTCGTTTAAAGATGGTGGGGCTCTTGGTGAAGAGAAGATTCTCTTGGCCACTCCTGCCAGCACTGCGGGCAACGGCTCCACCTATCTCCTGGTTCCAGGCGACGGCGTGGTGTTCAAAGAAGACCCATACATCACCATCACTGGTCCCTCTTCGGTGACCTTCTTCTACGGATAAGGAGTCCATCATGGGACGAGCAGCAAAAATGGCAGATGACCAGTACCAGGGCGAAGTTCAGCCCGGTGCTCAGAAGCAGGACATGTCCAAGGGCGGTCCTAAGCAGACGGCACGCAAGGACTACCAGAAGCCCTATGCTTCTCCGTCTCCGCGTGGCGTAGGCGAAGCTCGCAACAAGCCCTGCAAGATGTACTGATCATGGCGACTTCTCCTGCTTGGCAACGCAAGGAAGGCAAGAACCCTAAAGGCGGATTGAACGCCAAGGGCCGGGCCTCCGCAAAGGCTCAGGGCATGAACCTGAAGCCGCCTGCGCCAGCCCCCAAGAGCAAGGAGGCAGCCGCTCGAAAGAAGTCTTATTGCGCAAGGTCTGCGGGCCAGGCAAAAATGTTTCCTGAAGCGGCTAAAGACCCAGACAGTCGGCTAAACAAGGCGAGGCGTGTATGGAAATGTTGACATGTACGCACTGCAAGGGGGAGAAACCTGGAACTCCGGAATTCTTTCCCCTACACAATAAAAAACGAAACGGGCTAGACAGCTGGTGTCGGGCTTGCCGAGCTACCTACAGGAGCTCAATTAGCCGAGGTAAGTTTCGAGGTGTGATATCAGACGCTAACTTGACTGAGTTAAAGACCAGCACGAAAGAGTGCGTGATCTGCGGGAACCAGGAACCCTTAGTTGTGGATCATGACCATGTTACCGGCACTGTCCGGGGGATGTTGTGCAACCACTGCAACCGGGGGTTGGGACATTTTAGAGATGACCCTTTGCTGCTGGAATTTGCCGCTCAGTACTTGTATGCTTCTGTAGATCACCCAAACTGGGATAAATACAAAGAACAAGCGGAGCTGGGATAATGGAAATGATGATCTGGAACGTCGTTCTCACGGCAATCGTTGCATTGCTGGGCTTCATCGTGAAAGAGAAGTTTGCCGAGCTCAGTCGAATCAGCATCTTGCTGAATAAGACCCGAGAGGAAGTGGCACGTGATCACATCACCCGCTCAGAATTCCGCGCCGATATGCAGCAATTGTTGGATCGTTTTGACAGGATCGAGCGTAAGATTGATGCCATCCGGGCGTATGACGCCTCTGGCAAGTAACAACCATGAAAGGCGGTAACGCTATGAAAGCAAAAAAAGCCAAGTCGGTTCCCATGTCTGGGGTAACCAAAGGCGGTCAGATCAGCGCTTCGGGCTCCGATGCAGCAGGTCCAACGGCTACAGTTTTGACTCAACCCGTCAAGAAATCGGTCACTGGTGACCGAGTACAAGTTCGCGGCGTAGGCGCTGCACGTGCTCGTTCCGCTCGAATCTACTAAGCCATGACCACGTCCGGCGTTTCTTCCTACAACCCCGACTTCGACGAGATCATCCTCGAAGCCTACGAGCGCTGCGGCCTCCAAGTTCGGGATGGCTACGATGCCAGGACGGCGCGCCGGTCACTCAATTTGATGTTTGCAGAGTGGGCCAACCGTGGCCTAAACCTGTGGACGATTGAGCAGCATGAGGTGATTCTTGAGGCCAACGTACACGAGTACACACTGGCTGCGGACACGGTAGATGCTTTGTCGGCTGTGATCCGTACCAATGCTGGTACGTCCAACCAACAGGACATCACAATTGACCGTATTGGCAGTGCAGAGTATCTGCATGTGCCCAACAAGTTCACCCCGTCGCGCCCTGCGCAGTACTATGTCCAGCGCACGGTCCCGGCCAAGCTGTTCTTGTACCCTGCCCCCGACGCCACGCAGCAGTACATCTTCCGTTACTACGGTATCCGTCGCATCCAGGAAACTGGGGCGTTTACCAACACCGCGGACATCTCTTTCCGGTTCTTGCCCTGCTTGATCGCTGGCTTGGCGTACTACCTGGCCATCAAAAAGGCCCCGGATCGCATTCCGATGCTCAAGCAGTTCTATGAGGAAGAGTTCGCGCGCGCAGCGGCAGAGGACCGTGAGCGGTCCAGCTACTTTGCTGTGCCCACCTACATGGGGAATTACTGATGGCTGGGTACGCCGCAGGCAAGTATGCAATTGCGCTGTGCGACCAATGTGGCCAGCGCTTCAAGCTCAACGTCCTCAAAAAAGAATGGACAGGCTTCAAGGTCTGTGATGAGTGCTACGAGCCAAAGCATCCTCAGTTGGAGCCCAAGCGCAACATCAACGAGCCCCAGGCACTGCTGGAGCCACGCCCTGAGGCCCGCATGGGCGTCACCGTGTATGTAGGCTTCACAGTGGACACTTCTTTTGCTAGTATCGGTATGCAACCGATGCCTCCCGCACGGCACCTGACTGCTGGAGCCATGCTTGGAACGGTCACAACGAGCATCACATGAACTACACCGAACTGAGCGATGCCATTGAGGCATACACCAACAACACCGACACCGACTTCATTGCCGAGATACCGGTGTTTGTGCGCCAGGCCGAACAGCGCATTTACAACTCTGTCCAGATTGCAAACCTGCGCAGAAACATGACGGGAAATCTCCAGGCCGGGAACAAATACATTCCGTGCCCATTTGATTTTCTCTCAGCATATTCCTTGGCTATCTACGCCGCTCCTTCGACAACTGCGACAGGAACGACGGGCTTGTTCACCATAGTTGTGGCCAGTGCCAGCAACATCACGGTAGGCATGTATGTTTCCGGGAACAACATCGGCACGGGCGCGATGGTGACCTTGATTGTGGGAACAACAGTCACGTTGTCGGTGGCCAACACAGGTACTGTGACGGGCACTGTGCAGTTCCAGGGCGACTACATCTACTTGCTCAATCGCGATGTCAACTACATGCGAGAGGCCTACCCCAATCCCATGCAGCGGGCCACGCCGAAGTACTACGCCATCTTTGGGCCCAACATCAACAACGTCAATGAGCTGACCTTCATTGTTGGCCCCACTCCAGATGTCGATTACAAAGCTGAGCTCCATTTTTACTACTATCCTGAGTCGATTGTTACGGCAAACACCTCCTGGCTTGGCGACAATTTTGATAGCGTCCTTTTGTACGGCTCTCTTGTTGAGGCATACACCTGGATGAAGGGCGAGCAGGACATGATGGCGCTCTACGACGGCAAGTACAAAGAGGCGCTTGGCCTGTTGAAGAACTTGGGCGATGGCAAGCAACGCGGCGATGCCTACCAAGACGGCCAAGTCAAACTGCCTGTGAGGTAACGCATGATCACCGCCGGATTGACCAACAGTTTCAAAGAAGAGCTCCTGCTGGGGATACACGACTTCGACACGGACGTGATGAAGATTGCTTTGTACACGTCTGCTGCAGAGCTGGACCCTGCTACGCTGGCATACACCAGCGTGGGCGAGACTTCCGGCGTTGGGTACACCGCCACGGGTTTGGTGCTGACAGGCGTGGTTGTGACGCGCACTGGGGGCATTGCGTACGTGTCGTTTGACAACCCAACGTGGAACGCCGCGACCTTCACCACGCGCGGCGCGCTCATCTACAACTCGTCCAAGAGCAATCGCTCTGTGGGCGTGTTGAATTTCGGCTTGGACCAGACGGTTCTTAGCCAGCAGTTCCAAATACAATTTCCTCCAGACAACGCGGAAAACGCGCTTATCCGGATCGGCTAAACAGGAAAACACTATGACCATGGTTACAACCACCAAAGGCGAGATGGACGATTCCCTGCTTGAGAAGCGAGAGGGTTTCGTCGATAATGACAATGAGTACACGACTTGGGTTGAGTACTGGTTGGAGGGGGAGCTTGTGCACCGTTCAGCGCACGTAGCCCTCAAGAAAAACGTAAGTTCAGCGGTGGAAGCCGCATCTTTTAATTAAGGAGCCGACCATGGCTAACACTCAAGCGATGACAACCAGCTTTATGGGCGAGTTGATGACCGCAACTCACAACTTTGGCACTGCCCCAGTTCGTGCAAGCGGCGCAACTGACACGTTCAAAGGTGCGTTGTATTTGACAACTGCCACCGTAAACGCATCCACCACTGCTTACTCGGCAACCAACGAAGTGTCGGGCACAGGCTACACAGCAGGTGGCGTGGCGGTTTCTTTTGGAACCCCTCCTACGGCCACCAACAGCTCTGCAACAGCAGGCGTGGCGTTTGTTACACCTTCGGCCAGCATCACATACACCACAGTGACTTTGGCTACCGCGTTTGACGCAGTGCTGATCTACAACTCGACACAGGCTGACAAGGCTGTGAGCGTGCACACCTTCGGTTCACAGACTGTGACTGCTGGCACTTTCACACTGACGATGCCTGCGAACACGACAACCACCGCGTTGATCCGCTTGGCCACAACCTAACCTACTCGGAGGTAGCGCATGACTACCGCATGGGGCGAAGGTACATGGGGTGAATATTCTTGGGGCGGCTCCCAGTCGGAGATAGCCGGGAATAGCGCCGCCGGTGCCGTAGGCACGATGACCGCGGAGGTCATCTATGCGGTGGATGCCACAGGAGTTGAGGCTGCGGGCGCTGTAGGCTCGGTAGCAATGGGGGAGCGCACAGTAGCGCTCACGGGCGTGTCCGCGGCTGGCCTAGCAGGTGATGTAGCAGAGACCAATAGCCCGGCGGAAGACGGCGTCTTAGCGCAGGGCCAAGTAGGCTCGGTAGGCTCGGCGCTGTCGATAGCGCTCACGGGCGTGTCTGCCGCTGGAGCAGTGGGCAACGTGGACTTTGCGTATGCCGCGTTCTTGTCGGGCGTTGAGGCGCTGGGTAGCGTAGGCAATATGCTGGCTGCGCCCATCGGTACAGGTGTGGCGGCTGGGGGCCAGACGGGCACAGTAGGCTCTGTCCGCACGGTTGCGTTGACGGGCGTGGGTTCGGTAGGCGCAGTGGGCACGGCCACCCCTGTGGCGGGCCCAGCAGAAGATAGCGTAGTGGCGTTTGGCCAGGTAGGCTCAATTGCTTCCACCAGCCGCACCGTGGCGTTGAGCGGCGTGTCTGCGCAGGGCCAGGCGGGTACGCCAAACTACTTCTACTGGACAACAATAGATGACAGCGAGACCCCAAACTGGCAAAATGTTGAAATGGTTGTGTAAAGGATATTGATATGGCAGTCACAAATTTCTCCCCTCTTCTGGGCCTTGCGCTGCCTACAACAGGCGACCTGTCCGGCACTTGGGGCACTACGGTCAACGATGCAATCACGCAGTTGCTGGACTCTGCTGTGGCAGGCACTACAACGCTGTCCGCTGACACCGATGTCACCCTGAGCACAACCAACGGCGCGGCCAACCAAGCGCGTAACGCGGTCATCTTGTGGACAGCCAGCAATGGCGCAACCACCCGCAACATCACGGCCCCCGCTCAGAGCAAGGCGTATGTCGTCATCAACTCCGGCACTGGTCCCATCGTCATCCGGGGCGCAGGCCCAACAACAGGCGTCACGATTGCTGCGGGGGACAAGGCACTGGTGGCATGGAACGGCTCTGATTTTGTACGCGTAGGCGCATCGGCTGGTGGTTCCAACACACAGGTTCAGTTCAACAGCTCCGGCAACCTAGCTGGCTCTGCAAACCTGACGTTTGATGGCACAACCCTGACAGCCAATGACGTTATTGATTCGTCCCTAACAGCCAATAAGCCGGTATTTACCAACGGTAGCAAAAACCTGGTATCTACCGGCACGCTGGGCGTTGACCAAGGTGGTACGAATTTGACCACGCTAACAGCAAACAACGTCATTCTTGGTAACGGCACGTCGAATCCCCTGTTTGTCGCACCCGGAACGTCTGGGAACGTGCTGACCTCAAACGGCACGACTTGGACATCAGCAACACCAGCGGCAAGCGGGGCCTCCAAGGGCCAAGCAATCGCTTTCTCACTCATCTTCGGTCTGTAAGGAACCATCATGGCCAATCCAAACATTGTCAACGTCACGAGTATTCTCGGCAACTCGCTCTCGGTTGCTGTCGGCACGAGCGCCACGCAACTGGCGTCTAACGCCGCTTCCAGTGGCAAGGTCTACAAGATCAATTCGATTGTGGTGGCCAACATCGACGGCACCAACGCCGCTGACATCACCGTGAACATCTACTCTGCCGCTGCGCTGGGTGGCTCACCAATTGCGATTGTCTCGACCATCTCGGTTCCAGCAGACGCTTCGCTGATCGTGACCGACAAGACCACCACGTTCTACCTGCTGGAGAACCAGTCGATTGGCGCAATCGCTGGAACCTCGGGTGACTTGGTTGCCACAGCAAGCTGGGAAGAAATCTCGTCCTGATAGGAGGGCATCATGCCTTTACGTCCTCCTGCCGGTTTTATCCGGCCCGGTTTTGATCCGCTGAAGAACCCTGATGCGCCTACGATTGGGACGGCTACGGCTGTTTCAAACACATCTGCGTCGATTACATTTACAGCTCCCACAAATGTTGGCGGCGGTCCGATCACAGGCTATATTGCAACAGCAAGAAGGACTTCTGACGGGACAAGCGTTGGAGCCACGGGCGTGTCCTCTCCAATTACAGTTACGGGCTTAGTAACTGGGGCTGCGTACACAATTACAGTTGCTGCGGTAAACTCTTTTGGCCCCAGTGCCGCAAGTGCTGCAAGCAATAGCGTTGTGGTAGAAGTAATTCAAGGTCAGCAGGCTTACACAACAGCAGGTACATACTCATGGGTCGCCCCATCGGGAGTTACCTCGGTTAGCGTCGTTGCTGTTGGTGGAGGCGGTGCCGCAGTAATTTCAACTAATGAAGGCACCCTTGCCCAAGATTCTTATTTCATAAACACCTCTACTGTAAAAGGCGGCGCTGGTGGCAATGGAACAGAAAGCGAATCCACCTTTACAGGAGACGGCGGTGGAAATGGGGGCGCTGCTTTAGGTCAAGCTGGTGCAGGCGCCGGGGGGTATTCTGGAAACGGTGGAGATTCCAATGGCGGCACTTCAGATGGTAGCGATGGTGCTGGCGGCGGTGGGGGTGGCGGTCGATATAACAGTTCTTTTGGCAGCGGCGGCGGCGGCGTGGGAATTCTTGGTCAAGGCGCTAATGGCGCGGGCGCTGTTAATAGCACCTTTGGCGGCGGCGGCGGCTCAGGTGGAGCCACTGCTCTTGGTAATGCTGCTAGCAATACCGCAGGAGGCGAATATGGCGGCGGCGGTGGCGGCAATGGCAAAGGCGGAAGCGGGGGTGGATTGGGCTACAAAAACAATATTACAGTAACGCCCGGATCAAGCTATACCGTTGTTGTGGGTCGCCGAGGCTTGGCAAGTTACGCCAGTGGTGCTGTAGGTGCTGTTCGGATTATTTGGCCCGGAACAACGCGCTCGTTCCCATCAACAAACACAGGTGACTTGTAATGGAACTGTTTATTCAAATCCGAAACGGACAGCCTTTCGAGCACCCCATCTTTGGGGATAACTTTCGGCAGGCTTTCCCTAACATCGACACAGACAACTTGCCGGAATCGTTTGCTCGGTTTGTTCGTGTTGAAGCTCCTGCGGTTAGTGTGTACGAAAAGAACCAGACGGTTTCTTACCAGTTGGTTGATGGCGTTTACACCGATGTGTTTTCAGTCGAGCAAATGACCGCTGAAGAGATTGCTGCAAAGCAGCAAGCCGTGAAAGATGCGTGGGCGTCAAACGGATTTGCTTCGTGGGTGTTTGATGAAGCAATCTGCGCCTTCAAAGCCCCAACACCTTACCCCACTGATGGCAAAATCTATCAATGGGACGAACCCACGGTATCGTGGACGGAGGTCTCTGATGACACATAACAATCAAGGAGCACTCTGATGCCCTCATACAGCGGCGAACCTCAAGAAAAGAAGTTCTACGTCTACATCCATTCCAAGCCGGATGGGACGCCGTTTTACGTCGGCAAAGGCCACGGAATCAGGGCGAACAAGTTCAGCATTCGCAACCCGCACCACAAGAACATTGTTGCCAAGTACGGCAAGGACGCCATCATAATTGGCAAGCTGGACTGCGCGACAGAGCAAATTGCGTTTGAAACGGAAAAGTGGTTGATTGCTTTTTTGAAGAGCATGGGGTTTGAGCTTACCAACCGAACACTTGGTGGTGAAGGCTCTACTGGTCTGGTCATGTCCCCAGAGGCGCGTGCCCAGATTTCTGCGTCACTGATGGGCCGTAAAGGAACGCCACATACGCCAGAGTCAAAAGCTAAAATCAGTGCTGCAAAAAAAGGCAAAAAGCGCACACCAGAGCAACGGTTAAAACTTTGCCGGAAGAACACAACAGTTACTGCTGAAACCCGCGAGAAACTCAGGGCGGCAGCTTATGTGTTTTGGGCCAAGCGCAAACAAATGTTAGGAGAACGCGATGCCGTCGTATAGTGGAATTTGGAATTTGGTGTCGGTGTATCAGGCCGTGGCGCAAAAGAATTGGACGAACCCACCCACACCGATTGGGTTGTTTGCTGGCGGCAACGTTGCAGGCGTGACCAACGTAATTGCGTTCATTGACATCGCCACCACGGGCAACGCCGCAGATTTTGGCGACCTCACGAACTCTTACGGAAATGGTGCCGGGTGTGGGAATGCAACAAGAGCGTTGTTTGCAGGTGGGTTCGATGGTTCTTTCTACAGCAGCATCACTTTTGTGACATTCTCAACCGCTGGTAATTCTTCCACATTTGGGAATCTGACCGTTGCCAGAACTGCGCTGACGGGGTGCGCAAATGCAACTCGCGGGTTGTTTGGCGGGGGCGATGCCTCCGGGGCAAACTATACAAACATCGTTGATTTTGTCACCATTGCCACAGCCGCAAACGCGACCGACTTTGGCGACCTAACTGTGGGGCGAGATGTTTTGGCCTCTTGCGCTTCACCAACGCGAGGTGTTTTTTCCGGTGGCGGCAACGCAGGCGGAAGGCAAAACGTAATTGACTTCGTGACCATCGCCTCTGCTGGCAATGCCACTGACTTTGGTGATTTGGCGGTTTCGGTTGACAACACCCCTGCCTCCTGTGCATCTTCAACGCGGGGATTGATTGGTGGCGGGTTTACCGGAAGCTCAGGAACCAACGTCATCCAGTTTGTAACCATCGCTTCGACCGGCAACGCTACCGATTTTGGTGATCTTTTGCAGGAACCATACAGTTTGGCTGCGTGCTCATCCAACACCAGAGGAGTTTTTGGTGGCGGAAACGTCGGCGGCACAAACACAAACGTGATGCAATATGTGACGATTGCTACAACTGGCAATGCTATTGATTTTGGCGACTTGTTGGCAGCAACAAACGGCCTTGTATCCTGTTCCAGTGCTTCCGGTGGAGTCCAATAATGAGTATCAAAAACTGGCCCGGTGAGGTTTGCTCCGTATACTCCATTACCAACAAGTTGGATGGCATGCGGTACATCGGCGTTGCCAAGAACACAGAGGCCCGTTTCAAGGAGCACAGCCGACCAAGGGAGAAGTACGTCTCCTACATCAACCGAGCCATCAACGCGCATGGCCGGGAAAACTTTGAGTTTCAGGTTCTGCTTGTGTCCGACCGAGCCTACTGTCTCGATATGGAGGCCAAGCTGGTCAACGCCTACGACTGCCTTGTGCCAAACGGCTACAACCTGTGCGCAGGAGGCCGTGGGCGCATCCAGTTCCACAAGGGCGTCAACCATCCTCAGTACGGCAAACGCCCCACGCAAGAGGCCATTGAGAAGGTGCGCCAAGCAATCACTGGCAAGAAGCTCGGTCCGCTTGACCAAGAGCATAAGGACAAGATTGGCGAGGCCGTCAAAACGCACTGGGCCGATCCAGAGCAACGGGCCAAGAAACTTGCAGGCATGCAGAAGGCGCATGATGCCAACAGAGGTCGCAAGAGGCCTTTCTCAGAAGAAGGCAAGCAAAGCCACGCAGCAAGGATGAAGGCCCAATGGGCTGACCCCGTGTGGCGTGCAAAGGTAATTGAAGCTCGACCCAAGCCGTCGGAGGAGTCCCGCATGAAGCAGTCAGAATTTATGAAAAAATTGTGGGCAGAGCGTAAAGCAAAAGAGGTGCAGTCATGGGAGTGAAGTCTTGGCCCGGTGGTTTTATCCAGCCCATCCCTCCAACGCCTGCTGGTCCGTTCCAAGACGGCGCGGCCAAAGGTATCTGGACCCTCGACCAAGTCGCCTACTGGACTCAGCAAGGGCTGTGGCCGATTGCGGGGAATTCTCAACGCGGTATTTTTGGACCGGCAGTAACATCCAATATCATCAGCTACATCACAATATCTACGACTGGGGATTCGGTAGACTTTGGCGATACTTTGACTTCAATAAATTCTGCGGCAGGGTTTTCTTCAAGCACTCGCGGAATTTTGTGCGGTGGTCAAGATAGCGGCGGAAATGCGAATAACGTAATTCAATATATTACAATTGCTACCACTGGGAATGCCACAGATTTTGGCGATCTTACAGTTACTAGGTCAGAGGCATCAGGATTTTCTAACGCTACTCGTGGAATTTGTAATAACGGCGCAAACGTAGCTACATATTACAACGTGCTGGATTACGTGACAATTGCCACAACAGGTAACGCTACAGATTTTGGCGATACTGCGAACGAAGCTTACCAACCTTGTGCAACAAGTTCTTCCACGAGAGGTTTGATTTTTGGTGGCCGCACATCAGGTGGTAATAATGTCAGTCAGATAGCGTATGTCACGATTGCTACTACTGGTAACGCGACTAATTTTGGAAATTTGAGTGACACATGGAGTTACGCCGCTGCGGTTTCTTCAGGAACTCGGGCCGTGCAAGGCGCTGGATATACAAGCGCCTCTTTTACAATTACAGATACTATTGAGTATGTGACTATCGCCACAACTGGCAACTCCACGGATTTTGGGGATTTGACTATTGCGCGGTATAACCGCGATGCCACATGTAGTACCCTGCGCGGGGTTTGGGCTGGCGGAAGCAGCAGCAGCAACGTGATCGACTACATCACAATTGCCACGACTGGCAACGCTACAGATTTTGGTGATTTAACAGGTCTTGGAAGCACAAACTACCAAATGGGCAACACCAACATTTCCAATGTCCACGGCGGTCTTGCATAATTTCACTTCCCCCAAACAGGAGAACCCTTTGAGCAATGATCTGATCCTTGGCAACATGAACACCGCTCTGACTGTGAGCAAGCCAGAGTACAACCTGATGTTGAAGAACATTCAGGACCGGATGCCTGCTGTCACACGCGACACGAGCAACTTCCACAAGTCCCACAGCCAGTTCATGTCGGTGACGTTGGACGTGACGGCCATCACGCCGATCCGTTCCATCAAGCACACCTTAGCCGAGATCGACCGCACCCGCTCTGCGCTGCAAGAAGCCTACATTGGCCTGCGCAAGAAGCAGGTCGAACTCAAGAAGAAGCAATCCGAGTTGGCCAAGTGCATCGACCCGCTGGACGCCGAGCTGCTGGAGATCGAGATTCTGGAGTTGAACAGCCACCTTGAGGGCACTCAGAACCACGTCAACGGCGCACTGCGCAAGATGAACTTCATGGTGAACCAGCACGCACAACTGCTGGAGAAGGTCGGCAAGAGCGAGATCACCGAAGAGGACTACGAGCGCGAGGAGTCCCGCTACCACATCATGACGGCCATGAAGCAGGCCCTCAATGCGGCCAGATCGCGTAACGGGATGATTGATGAAGGCAACTTGATCTACATCTTTGACCTTGGCATCAATGCGGCCCAAGCGCAAGCGGAAGTGTTCGCGTACCTCAACATGGAAAATCAGTTGATCTCAAACGGTCAAGCGCCCACCCATGAAATGACGATGCGTTGGTTAGAGGCTTGCGCTGAGAAGTGGAAGAACGACCCCGCCACGTTTGCCGGACGCCGTGGTTTTTCTGTGTTTGACCGATCAAGCCTGACCAACTCCCCGTTGCTTGAGCAGGCCCCTGACCCAGAGCAAAAGGCTGCCTAACATGGACGTCCGAGCACTACCACTGACGCAGGAGCGGATTAAAAAACGCGCCGATGTTGACCCCGGCACAGGTTGCTGGAACTGGTCTGGTGTGCTGCACAAACAGGGCTACGGGATGATCCGAAGCGGCAGGACTCACCACCTGACGCACAGGGCCTCGTACAAGGTCTTTAAGGGCGAAATCCCGGACGGCCTGTTTGTTTGCCATCGTTGCGACAATCGAAAGTGCGTCAACCCTGATCACCTGTTTTTGGGCACCGTGCAGGATAATCAGCGGGACATGAAAAGCAAGGACAGAAGCATGTTTGGGGAAAAGTCCAGCGCAGCAAAACTCAAAGAGTCTGATGTTTTGCAAATCCTGTCGCTCAAAGGCGGCATGACCCAACGCGCAATTGCCAAGATGTTTAACGTCAGCCCTTCTTTGGTCTGCATGATTCTCAAGGGTGCCGTGTGGCAACGAACTGTGAGGGCTGCGTGATGCACCTCGTTGTCGCAACACCAGCGTATGGAGGCCAGATGTGCACGGAGTACGTGCAGTCCCTCCTGTCTCTGAAGGAGGCGTGCTTGCAATACGGCATCAAGCTGACTTGCATCTTCCTTGGCAACGAGTCCCTCATTCAGCGTGGCCGCAACACATGTGCGCACCACTTCATGTCCATGCCGGACGCAACCCACCTGATGTTCATTGATGCTGACCAGAAGTTTGTGGCGAACGACATCGCCCTGATGATCAAAGCGGACAAAGGCATCATCGGTGGGCCTGTGCCCATGAAGGGGGTCAATTGGGATAAGGTGCGCCAGGGCGCTGTCCTGAACCATCCTGACCTGTCAAAGCTCACCGGAATCTTCAACCTGAACAAGCTGGACGGCCACGACATGGTGGCTGCAAACCTTCCCTTCCAGGTCAAGCACATCGGCACCGGCTTCATGCTGATTCGCCGCGACGTCTTCGACAAGCTCAAGCCCCATGTGGGCTGGTACACCAA